CCGTCGCCATGCTGTGGCTGCCCACACGCGGTACGTTCCTTTTGCTCATCACCGTCACCACCGCTACCACCTACAGGAGGCGCGTCAGAGGATTGCATCGCCTCTGATGCCCTATCCCTATTTCTCCTAGCCAGAGTCAATGCCTCAAAGACAGGATCATCTTCGTCGATCTCATTAGTCGCTGACACTTCGCAAAGTACGGTTGGGAAGACGTCATCAATGTCAGATGGATTCTGGTCGCCCGAGGACATTATCAGTGGGGAGCCGTCTCCCGTATCGACATAGCCACTTCTCAGTATGTGGCCTATTGGCGGCGTTACCTCGAAGGAATATCCCGCCCCTGCGTCCGCTTCTTCCTGGACTAACGGGAATCTACGGGCAGCATCTTGCTGCGCGGGCCACGCCCAGCTATAGACTGAGTCCGTACCTGCAAGAATCGGGGTCCAACATTTGAAGTGTATGCTATTACTATCTGGAGTGTATGTCGCCTCTTCAATGACTACCTTTATAGGAGTCGAAGAGAACTGAGCCACGTCGATAGTGATGCAGTCGAATATATCCAAGTCAAGGTGCTTCAACGGTGTGTCGAACTCAACATGTTTCCATGTGTGTGCGGTTCTTATTAGCCAGAAGGTTGCAGACTTGAGGATGGTATCATAGGTGTTCTGCGTGTAGTAATCGAGCGTTTCTTCCGATATGCCGTACTTGTCTACATTGTGCTTCAAGATTATTTTCAAGTCGGTTTCATCACTGGCTTCTACGCCAGCATCGGCTTTTTTCCAATCAACTACGTGCTTAGTAGCTATGTCTTCGGTTTCCGTGAGTGTTATTGCAAACGTGTCAGCAAGAATGTCTCTAGTAGTCAGCGTCCGAACAGAGGAGGGTTCGTCAGACAAGTAGACGATGAACATAGTTCCGTCCCGTGTGAAGACCGCGCAGCGAGTTTGGTACGCAATATCATGGACTACGTCGAGAATGTTTCTCCGGTCCTTAACAGCGAAGTTGCACGGGTAGTTTGCCATCTGAGCTTTGACGGCGGCAAAGGTCGTTGCATCAGGAGTCAGTGACGTGTACTTGGCCAGCAGGTACTCTATTGTCTCTACTGGGTTCGGGCCGACGCTTGACGTGAATGACACATAAATGGTGTCGCCCCAATCAGAGTCAATGAGACTCAGCTTCTTATCGAAGCCAATCTCTACATCTTGGTAGCCGACATAGTCAGTATTGTAAACAGTGTAGTATGCTGACGGCACTTCCATGAGAAGGCGGCGACCCGAGGGTTGCGTCTTGTAGGCCGTCACGCTGTCAACCGTTCCAGGAAGCAAGCTGACGATGTACAGTATTTCTCCCTCAGCCTGGAGGAATACTTCTGTGCCGGATGGCTTCCAAACGAATCCGGCCGATTCCATATCTTCGTAAGCCTGCCATGAGGCGGACGGTCCGCCAACCGGGGCTTGTCTCCAAATACCGTTGTCAGGATCGCAGTCGGTCAGCGTTTCAGGTGGGGACTGGTTATGATACCACGCCGACCCTGATGCCGTCTTTTCCCACTCCGTCCCGAAATTAGATTGTTGTATTCCATACCCGTGGTCCTGAACAGTTTTACATGCGACGTGGTCCCAGGTTGCGTAGTCAGGGTGTTCCCGGTCAGAGACGGCGAACGTGTTACCAGTGAATGTGCCACGTAGAATTGCGCCGTCCACGCTTATTGTGATAGTCTCGCCCTGGGGAAATCCATCACCGCCTCTTATAGTGAGAGACGAATGCTGGTATGCTTCCTCTTGCTCTTTTCTATAGAAGAGGTTGCAAATTACTTCAAAGCGGTCGTCAAGACATTCAGGGTCAGGCCCATATTCCCAGCTACTCACTGTGTTGTAACCGCCGTCAGGGGCGGGGACAATGGTCTTTACTTCGCCGAGAGGGACCGATGCACATTGTATGCGTCGCGCCTGGCAAATGCGTGGTTCCAGCGTGAAGTCACTCCAGCCTTCACCAGCAGTGAGATACCCCTTGCGAGGCGAGCGGACTTGTACGGTCTCCATGTTACAAACTTGACCAAATACAAGCGGCCAAACTTTGCCTAACGCGTCAACAGGTATCTGCGGAAAGTCGCCTTCCTCCATTGAGAAGGCCACGTCGGCATCCTCGGCACGCGTCAAGACTGTGAAAGACAAAGTCCTCTCACCCTCGTTCCAAACGACAGGGCTGTTGATCTCTCCATTGAACAGTAGGAACTTGTTTGACAGGTCAACGCCTCGGAAAAGCTGATACACTTTTACAGGCCGTTTGTGAATGTCGTAGCTGTTGAATATGCTTTTCAGTGTGCCATCAATGTCGTCTAAGATCACACTTATCGACTGCGAATCGCCAGAGCCAGACACCAGCAGTGCGGTGTCAAAGCTGCTTACCTGCGTTAATGTGGGGTACGGATATGCAGCACCAGCTATTCGCTGATCTGAGTAAAGAATCTCGTTACCGTCCTCTGACCACGATACTCCGATAATCAGGATGGGCTCGGTTCCCAAATCCTGCTGCAAAGCCGCAAGTGTTTGTGCCGGTACTGTCCTCATTACTCTCGCTCCTCGAATTGAAGATTGACTGTCATCGTCTCCCCACCTGGGAAGCCACCAGCCTTAGACTGCCCTTGTATGTCGAAGGGGTTGCCCTGCAAGTACACGATCCAGATGTTGTCGTCATGGTCCGTTATACGCATCGCGGTGCGGTAGTAGGCCTTGAGAAAAGCTCTTAGCTCAAGACCCTTCCCCCTCGCTATGACAAAGGAATACTGTAGACGCCTTCGCCCCTCCCTCTGCTTCGCGTATGTATACAGCGTGCCGTCCATAGCCCTGGCCGTCACCAGAGAGGAGGCTATTTCTTCTGAGTCGCCGAAAGACGGACTCGGGAGTAGGACAGTAGTTTGATACCCTGGATAGGGTGCTTCTATCTTGAACATTAGGGGCCTACTACGGTAGTGTTGATGGTCTGGGAAAGACTCAGGGAGTTGTTGGGGGCGTAACCATCCACTAAGATGCCCTCAAACTCAAATGTTATCGTCCAGCCTTTGTCGCCACACACGTTTCTCCCGCCGTCATTTACCGCAGACTCATTGGGTGTGGTAACTACGCCAACCCATTCACGCCCCTCCCAATCCTGCATCCCAATTTCTTCACCAATATGATCCACGAAGAATGTTTGCAGTGTCTCTACCTCAGTTCTAGTGAGGCCAACAAAGGTCGCTATCACAGTCTCGGTCTTGGGCCAAGCCGGATCGGCAAATACTGATAGCTTTCCGCCTCGTGTCTCGCGGTTAATCCTTGTGAAAGATAACCGATCAATGTTGTCTAACTCAGGGGCTCGCAACACGACAGTATCAGTAGGAGTAGCCAGGGCGGGGTAGGATAACTGGAATCGAGTGGTGGTTGGATCGGCTTGAACAATGGGCTCCTCGTCGCTGGGCGGATCGGGCGAGTTGGGTATTGTGTTCTCCCCAATGAATGGCGTGTACGCCTTCGTGCTGCACGGTCTTTCAACATAGTATGTTAATGAGTGCCCTATGAAGTTCGTCGCCTCCATCACACGTATGAACTCATTACTGGTGGCCACGTTCTGTGTTAAAGCCATTGCTGACTCGTCAACGTCCTTCGACTTTCCACTATCAATTCCCTGGTTAAAGGCTATGATTGAGTTGGGCGTCTGCAATCTATATGCCTCATCTGAGAAGCTCAGTGTGTTGTCTGCCAACGCCGGTAGGGTGAGATTCACCCGCTGAACAAAAGCAATTGTGTCCTCAAACTCGACGGGAGCCCACGGCGTTCCTTGATAACCGTTTGCCGTCTGACTGAAATTGAGTTTAGACAGTATACTAGCGTAGTTCGGGCCAGACCACGCTACGTTCTGCGTCAAGACGAGCGTACTACTAACACCCTCAGTGAAGACGCGGTTATGCACAAACGATAAGTTCTGCGTGAACGTTATGGTATCGTTAATGGTGCCCGGCTTCTCAATGACGCCGCTGGCAACTTGCGCGAAGTTCAGCGTGTTGTCAGCAGTCTCGATGATGCTGGTCGTCAAAGGTATTAAAGCCTCAATATGCTGCTTCGATACGCGCAGCTTCCCAGTGGAACTGATAAACAGCACCTCTGCCGCCTGCTTTGATACGCGCAACTGCCCCGTACTGCTATTGGACAGTACCTCGGTGTCTAACCTCGTTACACGGAGAACCATATTAGGCCACCTTTATGCCGAACTTTGCTGCGTTCACCCCTGAAAACGTCCAAGGCGCGCTGGTGTCGGGGTCCAACTCGCTCAAACGTGACCTAAACACGTATGACTGTGTGCCTATATTAACGG